CCGGCAGCGGCGTTATGGTAGCTTTTGCGGGCATGTCAGACGATTTCCTGCGTTCTCTGGTTCGCCCGCCGGGTCCGCATCATTGCTTCGGTCACCTGCCATCGGAGGCAGACGGGCCTGCGATCATCATGTGCGAGGAGGCCGAGGACGGCACCCTGTGGGCTGGAAACATCGAATACTCGTCTCAGGTGGCCTTCTGCCCGTATTGCGGCTTCAGGGCGGCCCAGCAGCCTGCGGTGGGCGACGACGACGGGTTCGGCGGTAAGTTGAAACGGTAAGGAGTTTGTTGATGCGTTATTTCGCTATTGTTGCGTTTCTGGCTTTTCCCGCGATCGCCGCGGCACAGGAGCCGTTTGATTTGCACGCCGCACAGGATGCTAAGCTAGCGTTGCTGTGCGGCATCCGAAGCATGGAGTGGGTCGATACCGTAGACGCCGGAATAGGGCGGGACATTCAGGTCAACGGCGCAACGCCTGACATGAAACCGTTGTTTGAAAAATGGGGGCCGCCGGTGCCACAACCGAACAAAGTGAATTGCATCAACCTCGAAAACGACCCGTTGATGAGCCAGTTGGACCAGTACGTTATTCAGGCGAATAACGACTAGACGCCTGAATTCGCCGCCGTCTCGCTCCCTTCCTCGCCCTGACCGGCAATCTTCTCGGAGGCGTCCGCCAGAGACGGGTCAGTGCCGCCATCAGGCGGCCCAGGCGCCTCGCCGGACAGGTCGAGACCGGCGTAGATGGATTCCGGATCTGTGGCCTGACGCTCGCGCTCTTCCTCAGGGGCGACTGCGCCCACTTCGATGAGCACCGCAGCAGTGTCGGCCTTGGTCTTCTGAACGGCCGCCTTGCCCGCCTCGTCCAGTTCCCAAAGGCCGACGAACTCGTGGGTGATTTCGTCATCGATTTCGGCGAACTCGGAAAGCTGGATAATTCGGGTCACCGTCGTCAAGTGATCCGCGAACAGGTCTTCCTGCTGTGCGTGGATGTCGTCGTAAAAAACTCTGATCTCGCCGTCACTGGAGGCATTCAGCCCTGCCGGGGTGATGCCGGTATATTTGACAAGCGGTAGGCCTGTCGTCGCGCAAATATGTTCCTGGGACTGAGCCTGAAGCTTATCGAGGGAGCCCAGCGGGGCGGAGACGTTGAAGAAATCCTCCGTCTCTTTGTCCAGCATGAACATGCCGCGATTGTCTCGGGCCTTCGTAAATCCGTTAATCCGATTGTCGAGACGGTTCTCTTCGAGAAGTGTTGACAGGTTGGTTTTAATCCCAAAAACCGAAAAGCTGTTCACCAGGTCGGATACGCTCTCGCGGTCACGAAGCCAGAATTCGATGCATTCTCGCGCCATTTGCGAGAGCGAAAGGCCGCCGAACTGGTAAGCGGGCTTGAGCAGATCAGGGTTCTCGCGGCCGATGAAGGTGAGCAAGCGGGACGCGTGGATCTCACTTCCCATCACGTACCAGCTGGTCGGCCGGTAAAAGTCCGGCTTGAGCGGGTTCGACGAGGTATATTTGCCCGGATACGTCCAGATCGGCTCTACGACCCGCAGAGCCTTAAGACCGCCCTTCGCTATTTTGGCCTTCGAGACCAGTAGAGGCGTCAGCAACTCAGCCGGGTCATCGGTCGCGCCGGTGTCCAGATAGAGGTGCGAACGCCCGAACCAACCATCAATCTCGGCGCAGCGGCGGAACGCGTCGCGAACCTTGAACTTGCGGAATGCGGCCGTGAGTTCCTGAATCCGCTTGGTTTTGCTCTCGTCGCCAGCAGCCATGAATTTGACCCACTTTCGGGTCATCTCCTTGGCGATCACCTCTGAAATCCGGCGATATTCCGGGATTTGTGTCAGCTCGGCGAGGAATGCGTATCCCGCAAACCGGGCTCCGCCATAGACGCCGGACTGGTTCGCCCAGCTGTAAGCTTCCATAATCCCGCTATCCATCGCCATGGTCGGCGCGCCGGACGGCAAGACGCCTTTCATCGGCGCGGGCAACTCGAAGGGGCTTTTCGGCTTTTCCTTTGGCGTTGAAAGCATCGCGAGCGTCGCATCGCTGAACCGCGGCGCAACACGCGGTTTGGCTGCCGGAGCCGGTGCGGGTTTGGCCGGCTGCTTACGCGAGAAGGGCAACCGCATCAGAGGCGAGCCAGCTGTTCTTCGGAAAAGCGCACCGCGGCAGGCTTGGTCGTCGAAAACCGTATCATCACCGAGTCCGCCAAATTTGGCGACCGGGAGCCGTCGGGCGCTTTGTTGATCAGGATCTTGCCCACGCCGTTCACTCCGTAAGTTGGCTGGGACAGCTCTGCAACGAGCTTCTGCCGATTGAGAAGGCCGGACGGGATCGAGATGATCTCGTCGGGATTAAAATCCGCCTTTTCGACAACTGCGCGGTAAGTTTTCTGGAACCGAACGCGCAACGACCACCAGGCCTGAGCTTTGCGATTGGCGAAGAAATCCTTGTTCTTCCGGCCCTTCACGTCCTCGCCTTCGGGATTGAATGGCCCCTCAGAGCCGCGGAACGGCGTGACCGCGATCTGCTTGCGGTTGGAAGCTTTGCGCTGCTCGTTGATGACCCTAGCATCGCCCCGAACGCCTGCGCCGAGGCCGTCGCTGTCAAACTTGAACTCGTCATACCCAAAATCGTCGCAAAGCCCGAACGCCCGTTGCGACGTTCCAAAAATGTCGTCGCCCTTGCCGCTCCAATCTTCGACGTGCTCGATCAGGACGCCGTAAGCACCGCAGAAGGCGTTCAGATCCTTTCCTTCATCTGCCACGTCCAGAGCGCCACTTTTGCGCCCGGTCGGCACCACGCCGAGGACGATATGCGCGTCGATCGCGGCCTGCACCCATTTGCTGGGTATCAGCACGCCCTCGACGGAGGCGGCGAAGTCGATATCGATCTCCTGCGCAACGGTCACCGGGTCGAGTTCGTTCACCTGCTTTTCGTACCAAGCAGCGTCTTTTCGCGGGTCGTCACGCCAATGGAACTGGAACACGCGTTCGGACGGCCAGGTGGTCACCTTGCGGTGAAACGGGCCGCCAATCCCCTTTGCGGTGCTGACATCAATGCGGCAGTTGGTTGTCTGCGAAAGCGCCGCGTCGACGGTATCGGGGTGCTCCAGGAAGGCCGATTCGTCGACAAAGTAGATCGAGGCCCTGTCGCCGCGCCCGATATTGTCGCCTGCCTCGCCGGTCATGATGCTGTTTTTTTCTCTGAACATCAGCCGCATGTGCGGGGCATCTTTGCTCAGGTCGAAGCCGCCAGAGAACTCTCTGGGTAGCAGCTCGATGAACTTTCGGGCTTTCCAGAACAGCGATTTGGGTGCGCCGATCTTGTCAACGTACTCCTCTTTTCGGCTGCCGAACCCGATTACAAGGCCTTCACGGAACAAGCACAGCGTGCAGGAAAGCGCGATGGCCAGCCAAGAGACGCCCGATTCACGGGACTTCGGATTAACGCCGGGCCGCCGATTGGCCCAGCTGTCCATCACCCATTCTATCCACTCGATCTGCCGAGGGAACGGGATAAACGGGATGATCGAAGGTAGGCCGATCTCCGCATTGCGGGGCTCGAAGGTGCATCCCCAGTCGGTAATGAACTGCGCCGGGTGGTCCCGGTAGTAAACTTTCAGCGCCGGCAAACAATCCGGATTTTCGCGAATTCGCTGCAAGCGCTCGACGCGACGCTTGAAAACCGCCGTGTAGTCGGGGTTTCGCCAATCAAAATCAGCCATTGCCCATGATGCGAGCGTATTCGCGGGCGGCTTCGATGGGGTCGACGCCGTCGATTTTCATCTCGATAGGCTTGCCGTCTGGGCCGCTATGCTCGATCCGATCTTTGAACATGCCCAGGTGCCTTGCCATATTGGTCAGGGCCTCATCTTGGTTGCGCGTCAGCACTTTCACGCCATCCTTGCTCACGCTCACGCCAGCGTACAGGCGCTTGGCTGCACCGGTCAGCTTGCGGGTGTCCGGGATAAACACACGACCCAGGCCTTCGCCACGGCAGCCCGTGCAATTGGCGTCGATCTCGTCGCCTTTCTCGGGATCGTTGCCGCCCCAGCACTCGTCGCATGGACCACGCCGAAACTGGCTAAGCTCATGGGGGTCGGCGCGCTCGATTTCAGCCCAGCGTGCCAGCACATAATCTGCTGTAATTTCAATCTTTTCGGCCCGCTTTGCCATCTTCTTTTGGATTAGCTCTGCAACCTTAGCATTTCCCAGCTGTCGGCAGCCCTCAACATCAGCAGAGCGACGACTGTAGCCAGCCCTGATCGCGGCCTGGGTAGCGTTCAGGTCGATCAGGTATTCCGCAGCGAACCGCACTTGTCGGGCCGTCAGGGGCCGTTTCGTTGCCATCACTCATCCACCAGATCGGCGCGCCGGATGTTCATTTTGATGCGACCGCCGAACAGCGTCGCGTAGACGGTGGTCATCAGCCCGTCGCAGGAGATGACCTCGACCACCTGACCGCCCAGCGGATGGTAGCGCTCCTCGCCATCAGGACCCATTCGGGGGCCTGTGGTGACCATCGGCAGGCGTCCTGGCTTCAACCGCTCCAGCTCGACCTCTGGGAGCTTAATCCGGTTCGGCTCGTCGGCCTTGAAGAACTCGACGCCGCCGCGCTCTACGGGGTGCGGGATGCCGGCGGAGTTGCTGAGGAGGCGCTTGACGCCGGGAACCCGGACCTTAGCCCATCCGGGGTCGCTTAGGTCCAGCCGGACGAACCAGAATTGGAAGAACATGGGCCTGAGCACCGTGATGTATCTACCGGTCGGCTTGCGGTTGACGATCTCGGGGCGTCTCTGCGGCTCGGTCGGCAGGTACGTCTCAAAGCCCCGCTCGAGCAGCTCCTGGTTCGCGGAATAGAGTTTTTTATGCTCGGCCTCGGCCACGTACCAGCGGATTTCGATCGGCTGAGAGACCTGAGATTTCGGCTTGCGGCCAGCACCGTCGCGCTTGCCGCCAGAGTTCGGACGAGGTCCACCCCACCCCATCTTGCTGATTTCTTCCGAATTTTCTGAAATGCTATCGCAGGCCTGGACGCAATCGAGCGTCTCCAGAACCTGCAAAGGAATTTCCCTCTGCATCACAAGCTCCGTGGTCGTCAAGAGGTTTTTACTCGGCATGGCGTTCATGGCTTTCCTTCCAGGGCTGCGAGCAGGCGCTCAATCTCCGGCGGGGCATCGCGATTGCCCAGCGTGACGCGGACGAACCGGGCAAATGCGGCGTGGCCGGCTTCGAGCTGGGTCACGGACCGCTCCAGCTCGGCGAGGCGGCGCATGATGGCTTGGTCGCTCAATGGCGGTC